ATAGATGAAAAATTAGATGACCTTCTAAATATAGAATCGGATATCAAAGAAGAAACAAAGATAGTTAAACTTCCTTCTCGACATGAGAACATGGAAACAGATTACAAATACGCTAGAGAAAATCTATATGGACTCGTAGAAAGAGGACAAGATGCAATCGAAGGTATACTACAATTATCAAAAGAAACAGAACACCCTCGTGCATATGAAGTTGCAGGTCAATTAATCAAAACAGTGGGTGAAACAGCAGAGAAACTTATAGATTTACAAAGTAAATTGAAGAAGTTAGAGGGCGAAGAACAACAGAAGATAGGACAACAACACAATCATTTGTATGTTGGGTCTACTTCTGAATTACAAAAGTTCCTTAAAAAGAACAAAGACTAAAATATGGTTCAAGCGAAGAACGAAGGTTACTTAGGTAACAATTTAATCAAAAGAGCAGGTGTAGAAACAAAGTATACACCAGAAGAGATAGCAGAATATCAAAAGTGTTCTGAGGATCCTTGTCACTTTATACAAAATTATTGTCAGATTATATCACTAGATGAAGGTCTAGTACCATTTAAACTTCGTGGATATCAAGATAAACTCATAAATCATTTTAATGATAATAGATTTAGTGTTATTCTTGCCGCCAGACAGAGTGGTAAATCTATAACATCTTGTGCATATCTACTATGGTATCTATTGTTCACTCCAGAAGTCACCACAGCGATTCTGGCGAACAAAGGTGCAATTGCCAGAGAGATGGTGTCTCGTATTGTGACCATGTTGGAGACCGTACCATTCTTCTTACAACCAGGCGTAAAGATTCTAAACAAAGGAAACATCGAGTTCGGCAATGATAGTAAACTGGTCGCAGCTGCCACATCTTCATCGTCTATTCGTGGTATGTCAATTAACATGTTGTACCTTGATGAGTTTGCTTTCGTAGAAGATGCAGAGACATTTTATACTGCTACATATCCTGTTGTCACATCTGGTAAAGATTCAAAAGTTATTATCACATCTACTGCAAATGGTGTGGGTAATATGTTTCATAAGATATACGAAAGTGCTATACATGACCAGTCAGAGTATAAATCATTCACTATTGGTTGGCAAGATGTACCAGGTCGTGATGAAGAGTGGAAGAAACAAACTATTGCAAACACCTCAGAGGCACAGTTTGAACAAGAATATGGCAACAGTTTCTTAGGTACTGGTAATACTCTTATCAATGCAGATACATTATTGGGTATGAGAGCATTAGATGGCGAATGGAAAAAAGATGGTTTAATAGTATATGATACACCAAAACAAGACCATAACTATGTTGTAACCGTTGATGTATCACAAGGTAGAGGGTTTGATTATTCTACTTTCAGTATCTTCGATGTGTCTCAAAGACCATTTAAACAGGTTTGTACATATAGAGACAACATGATTAGCCCCATGCTGTTTCCGGATTTAATAAATAAGTACTGTAGTAGATATAATGAAGCACTCGTAATAATAGAAAACAATGCAGAGGGTTCAATGGTCGCTACACAATTGCACTATGACATAGAATATCCAAATGTCTTTGTGCAAGGCATGACACATGCGAAAGACATTGGTATTACAATGTCTAGAAAGATTAAGAGAGTTGGTTGTTCCACTTTAAAGGAACTACTAGAAGAAAACAGACTATCTGTAGTAGATAGAGCAACGATTACAGAACTTATGACATTTGTTAATAAAGGTTCTTCATTCGAGGCAGACAGAGGTTACCATGACGATATGGTAATGAATTGTGTACTCTTTGCGTGGTTTGTAACCACTGAGTTCTTCACACACCTAACAGACACCGCTGTTAAAGACTTATTGTATTCTGAACAACAGAAAATGATAGAAGATGACATGTTACCAGCGGGTGTATTTGGGGACCAAGACGGAGTTGAATCATTTGTTGACGCTAGTGGCGACAGATGGTACTCTAAGGGTTCTTAGATATTATAAATATATAAATAAAAGTGTAAACAACTTTTACAATGTAAAAATACATTAACAGGAGAAAAGTATGGCATTTCAAGTTTCACCAGGCGTTCAGGTCAAAGAGATTGACTTATCGAATGTTGTTCCAGCAGTATCCTCAACAAGAGGTGGATTCGCTGGCGTATTCCAATGGGGACCTGTTGATGAAGTAAAAACAGTTTCAGATGGACAACAACTAGTTGAAGAATTCTACAAACCAGCAGACACAAACGCCTCTGTTGAAGACTTCTACACTGCCGAGTCTTTCTTGAGATATGGTTCTTCATTATCAGTAGTTAGAATTTCTAACACTGGTTTATTCAACGCAAACCAAACAGGAAACTCAGCAACATTATTAAAAAATTCAGACGACTATGTAAACACCTATAAATCAGGTGGGGCAGCAGGTACAGTTGGTAAGTGGGTGGCAAGACACGCTGGGGCTTTAGGTAATTCTATTAAAGTTCACATGTGTGCTTCTTCAAACGCATATTTCAATGACGCTGCTACCGCAGTCAACAATGGGTCAGGATACGCAATTGGTTCAACATCAGTTGTAGTAGATTCAGGCGCCGCTGTTATAATTGGCGACATCATTAAGTTCGCAAATCACACGACTCATTATCAAGTAGTTGGTATTTCATCAAACACATTGACATTTAAGGCATTAAATCAACCCGCTGGGACTGGTCTTACAAGTGCTGTTGTGGATGATGAATCAGTTGATAGATATTGGGAACATTACGCATTATTCGACAAAGCACCAGGAACATCAGCAGGGGCCACATTAGTTGGCGCATCAAATGATGAGATTCACCTTGTTGTTGAAGATGAAGATGGTCTATTCACAGGCACTAAAGGCGCTGTGTTAGAGTCATTCTCATTCGTATCACTAGGGTCAGATGCAAAGAATTCTACAGGTAATTCAAACTACTACAAAGATGTAATCGAAAGAGAATCAAAGTATGTTTGGTGGTCAGGTCACTCAACTGCAACAGACTTAACAGTCTCAGAAAACAGAACATTGCAGGCTGCAGTCGGTAATGTCTTCACAAGACCCGCTCTTCCTGAAATCTCATCACTAACAGGTGGTGCAGATGGTCGTGCAAACCCAACAGTTGGTCAAAAGACCGATGCATGGGACAAACATTTCTCAGATGCAGAAACAATAGATATGGCTTTCTTAGTCGTTGGGTCAACATCCAGTGACGCTGGGGGTGGTTCAGAGGGTGCTCAAGATACTCTTGCAGACCACAATTCACTAGTAAACAGTGCAATACAAATTGCAGAATCAAGAAAAGACTGTTTAGTAATTGCATCTCCAAGAAGAGCTTCAGTAGTTGGCGTATCAAGTGAGTCAACACAATCAACAAATGTTAAGGCAGATTACGCATCATGCACATCTAGTTCTTACGCAGTATTCGACAGTGGTTGGACTTATCAATACGAGAAGTACAATGACAAGTATTGTTGGGTACCTGCATGTGGACACACTGCTGGAATTATGGCAAGAAGTGATTTACTTCAAGACCCATGGTTCTCACCTGCTGGGTTCTCAAGAGGACAATACTTAGGTATCACTAAACTTGCTTTCAATCCGAAACAGTCAAGTAGAGATGACCTATATCGTGCAAGAATTAATCCAGTAGTTACCTTCCCAGGACAGGGAACAGTACTATTTGGAGATAAGACTGCATTAACATCACCTTCCGCATTTGATAGAATAAATGTAAGAAGACTATTCATCACTTTAGAAAAGGCAATTTCAACTGCTGCTAAGGCTCAATTGTTTGAATTCAACGATTCATTCACAAGGGCTCAGTTTAGGGCTGCTGTAGAACCTTTCTTAAGAGATGTTAAAAACAGAAGAGGATTAGTAGATTTCTCAGTCGTTTGTGACGAAACAAACAATACAGACGCTGTACAAGATAGAAACGAATTTGTATGTTCTATCTTCTTGAAACCTTCTAAATCAATTAACTACATAACTTTAAACTTTGTTGCTGCTAGAAGTGGTGTTCAGTTTGAAGAAATTTACGGCGCAGTATAAGGAGTAATTAGATGGCAAGTATAGACCAATTCAAAGCACAACTTCTAGGTGGTGGCCCAAGAGCTAACCGTTTTAGAGTTTTTATACCTAGAACAGGTAATAAGATTGAATTCTTATGTCAATCAGCACAGATTCCTGCTGCTACATTAGGTGTTGTTGAACAACAGTTCAGAGGACATGTTTTAAAACTCGCAGGAGATAGAACATTCGAACCTTGGACCGTGACAATTATTAATGATGTAGAATTCTCAGCAAGAACTGCACTAGAAGGATGGCAAACAGACATTCAAGATTTAGACAGTGGTGAAGGACAAACAAACCTTGACTACTTAGTAGACAGAGCATTTGTTGAACAATTAAACAAAGATGATTCCGTCCTTGCGAGATACGAATTCTTTAACATGTTTCCAACTAGTATTGGTGCGATTGACTTATCTTATGAGACAGTTGACACATTGGAGACATTTGATGTTGAATTCCAGTATTCGCATTGGGAAAGAGTCCTTTAAAAATAAAGTGAAAATAGCACCATTTAGGGTGTTATAAATATAATTATGGATATTTTTGGGTTTGAAATAAATCGTAAGGGGTTGAAAGACGAATTACGAGATGTAGATGTACAGAAGAAGTCAGCGACTTCTTTTGTAGCACCGGCCGAGGATGATGGAACTCCCATTGTTCAACAGTCGCCAGGTGGTTTCATATCGGGTGGGGCATATGGTTCCTATGTTGATATGGAAGGAGGTATCAAGAATGAGGTCGCACTCATTAGAAGATACAGAGAGACATCTCTTGTGCCAGAATGTGATATTGCTATCGAAGATATAGTAAATGAATGTATAGTTTCAGATACCCAAGATAGAGTAGTCTCATTAGATTTAAGAGATGTAGAATTGTCCGACAGCATCAAACAAAAGATGCACGAAGAATTCAAGGTGATTCTAACCTTGATGAAATTCCATCAAAATTCACATGAACTATTCCGTAAATGGTATGTTGATGGTCGTATCTATTTTCATAAGATTGTAGATTCTAAAAGACCACAACAAGGCATGGTCGACATTAGAAATGTTGACCCATTAAAGATTAAGAAAGTTCGTAATGTCGAAAAAGAAAAAGACGCTAAAACGAAAATAGATATAATCAAAAAAGTTGAAGAATTCTATATGTTTAACGACAAAGGATTCGACAAAGGTGTCGCAAATGAAGGCGCCACAGTTAAAATTGCACCAGAGGCAGTAAGTTATACTACTTCTGGTATGTTAGATTACACAAAGAATGTTGTAATCGGATATTTGCATAAGGCATTGAAGACTGCAAATCAGTTATCAATGATGGAAGATGCACTTGTTATTTACAGAATATCAAGGGCACCAGAAAGAAGAATCTTCTATATTGATGTTGGTAATTTACCTAAAGTAAAGGCAGAACAATACCTTGCAGATACAATGAACAAGTATAGAAATAAACTTGTTTACAATGCAGACACAGGCGAAATCAAAGATGATAGACGCCACATGTCAATGTTAGAAGACTTTTGGTTACCAAGAAGAGAAGGTGGTAGAGGAACAGAGATTACTACACTACCAGGTGGTCAGAACCTTGCAGAGATAGAAGATATAGAATACTTTAAAAAGAAACTATATCGTTCTCTCAATGTACCTACATCTAGACTTGAAGCAGATAATGGTTTCAACATGGGTAGGGCATCAGAAATTAGTAGAGATGAACTTAAGTTTAATAAGTTCACTAAGAGACTACAAACTAAGTTTGCAAGACTCTTTACTGATTTACTTAGAACTCAAATGGTTCTAAAAAATATTGTATCAGGCGCTGAGTTTGATGCAATGAAAGATTTTATACATTATGATTTTGCAACAGACAATCACTTCCAAGAGTTAAAAGAGGGAGAGATTATCAGAGAAAGATTAGATATTCTTTCACAGGCAGAATCATTTATTGGTAAGTATTTTTCAGACGATTATGTCAGAAAACATATACTTCGTTTCTCAGAAGATGATATCGCTAGAATACAAGGCGAAATAGATTCAGAGGGACATAGTGAAGAAGGAGAAGACTTTTAATGTCAGAAATAGCAAAAAACATAGTGGACCAAATAGAGTCCGGTAAATTACAAGATGCTCAAGATTCTATTTTCAAGGGTATCAAACAAAAGGCTGCTGACCAGGTCGACATGAAAAGAGTCGAAATGTCAGTTGATTGGATGAATGGCGAAAACTTGGGACCAGATAACAACGATTCTTAATGAGGCGAAGTTTAAACTTCCGTCAGGACAGAAAGAAGTTAAAAAGTCTACTGAAAAAGTAGGCAGTAAAACACTGGACATAAGATTCGGCGAAGATAAACGAGGCAAGATTCATGTTTATGTTAATACAGTCTCAATGGGAGACCCATACAGAAACATGAAAGAAGCTGAAAAAGAGATGAAGAATATAAAAATGGTAATGAAACAAATGAATGAAGAAGACATCTCATTAGAAGAAATTTTAGGAGTTATAAATGAAACTAATATCTGAATTTGTTGATTACGCAATACAACCAGTAATCGTAGAAGAGAACGAAAAGGGTGAGAAGGATTACTTCATTGAAGGTGTATTCATGCAGGCCGATATTAAAAACAGAAACGGCAGAGTTTATCCTAAAGAAGTAATGAAAAAAGAAGTAGACCGATATGTTAAAGAGTTCGTAGAGAAAGGAAGAGCATTCGGTGAACTTGGTCATCCAGACGGCCCAACAATTAATTTAGACAAAGTATCTCACATGATAACAAAATTAGAAGAAGATGGTTCTAATTTCATGGGAAGAGCAAAGATTTTAAGCACCCCAAACGGTCAAATCGTAAGAAATTTGATTAATGATGGTGCAAAACTTGGAGTATCATCAAGAGGTTTGGGTTCGCTCGAACAAAGAGGTGGTGCCCAATATGTTAAAGGCGATTTTCAACTTGCAACCGCAGCTGATATCGTTGCAGACCCCTCCGCACCAGAGGCCTTCGTTGAAGGAATCATGGAAGGTGTAGAATGGGTCTATGAATCTGGTGTACTGAAAGCACAAGACATCGAAGTAATGCAGACTAAATTAAGGACTGCAAAGATGAATAAACTTGAAGAAACCAAATTAAACATGTGGAAAAAGTTCGTAGAGAACCTATAATATATAAATAAAAGAGTTAAGCTAAAACTCAAACAGGAGAAAAAAATGGCAGATTTAGAAAAAAACCTAGAACAGGCAATCGCAGAGGCTATGCAGCCAACTACGAAAGCCGAAAAGGGTGACTCAAAACCTGTTAAGCAAGGTTCATCCGACGCCGCCAAAATTGAAGGTGGTAAGGCTGAAGTCGTCAAACCAGAAGAAAATCCTGTTGACAAAGCAGTTGCATCAGTTAAGAGCGCAGAGAAAGGAACCAAAGAAGTGAGTGGAGACGCTCAACAGAAAGGTGAATCTCCTGCCGAGAAGCAACCTAAGTTGAAGAATGTTAAAGAAGAAGAAGTTTCCGAATCAGAGAAACCTTCTAAGATGCAAACTATCAAGGCTATGGTCAACGCTATGAAGGATATGAGTAAATCAGATTTATCAGCAATGTATTCAGAAATGAAGAAAGTTGACGATGAAGACGAAGACGAAGACTCAAAGAAGGTTGACGAATCCTTGACTAAAGCAGAGATTGCGAGAAACATCGTAGAATTCTTAAAGAGTTCAGACGAAGAAACAGTCGAAGAAACTTACAATTCAATTATTGAAGCTAAGACTAAAGAAGAGAAAGAAGACGAAGAAGATGATGAAGATGAAGATGATGAGGAAGAAGTAAAAGAATCCTCAGAAATTGATTCAGACCTCGTTGAAATGGAGATAGAGGACGACCTATCAAAAATTTCAGAAGCTCTAGACTTATCAGAAGAAAATTCTGAAAAGGCAAGAACTATCTTTAAGGCTGCTGTCACTTCAAAAGTTGCAGAAATAAAAGAAGAGTTAGAAACAACTTATTCAGAAAATTTAAAAACCTCAGTAGAAACTGTCAAAGGCGACCTAACAGAAGCAGTTGATAAGTATCTATCGTATTGTGCAGAAGAGTGGACGAAAGAAAACGAACTTGCAATTGAGAGAGGTTTGAGGTCAGAAATGACAGAAAACTTCATCGAAGGTATGAAAGCATTGTTCGTAGAACATTATGTTGAAGTTCCTGAAGATAAGTACAATGTTATTGATGAACTCGCAAATCGTCTTGATGAGATGGAAGAGAAACTAGACAACGAAGTATCTAAAAATATGGAAGTTGTTGCAGAGAACGACCAACTCAAAAGAGGCACAGTGATTTCAGAGGCCTGTAAAGACCTATCTGAATCACAAACAGAGAAGATGGTTTCTCTTGCAGAAGGTGTAGATTTCGTTAGTGCTGAAGACTTTAGTGATAAAGTTGAAGAACTAAAGAACGCTTACTTTCCAAAAGAAGAAAACATCGCTGAAGAAACTGTAGTAGAAGAAGGAACTGGTGATTTCTCAGAAGAGAATGAAGTAAGACTTGACCCTACAATGAATCAGTACGCTTCAGCAATTAGTAAACTTAAACCTTTGGGATAAACCCTAAGGTTATTTAAAGGAAATAAAAATGTTTTTATCAGAAAACTTACAAGAAAAGTGGAGCCCTATTCTAGAACACTCCGATTTACCAAAAATCGAAGACAACTACAAAAGAGCAGTCACAGCAGTTATTCTTGAAAACCAAGAAAAAGCTCTAAACGAAGATAGAGCTGTTCTTTCAGAAGCTGCACCTTTAAATGCTACTGGTTCTGCCATATCTAACTGGGATCCAATCCTAATTAGTTTAGTGCGTAGAGCTATGCCAAATCTCGTTGCTTACGACATTTGCGGTGTTCAACCGATGACTGGTCCTACAGGACTTATCTTCGCTATGAAAGCAAGATACCAAGATTACCCAACTGGTAGTACTAGACTAAACCAAACAGAAGCCATGGGCGTGAACGAAGTACAAGATGCTTCACACGACCACGGAAGAGTTGATGGTGAGTCTGGATTATACACTGCTAGAGAAGGTGATCCATTTGCCGGTTCAAATGCATATAAAAATGCAACTCCAACTGGTATGGACACAGATAAAGCTGAAGCATTAGGCGATGCAACTACAAATGAATTCGCTGAAATGTCTTTCACAATTGAGAAATCAACAGTGACAGCTGTATCCAGAGCATTAAAAGCCGAATACACACTCGAACTTGCACAAGACTTAAAAGCTATCCACGGTCTTGACGCTGAGTCTGAGTTAGCAAACATCTTATCTTCAGAAATACTTGCTGAAATTAACAGAGAAGTAGTAAGAAGTGTAAATGTACAAGCAAAAACTGGTGCTTCAGGCACTGCATCTGCTGGTACATTCAACTTAGATGTTGACGCTAACGGAAGATGGTCAGTTGAAAAGTTCAAAGGTTTGTTATTCCAAATCGAAAGAGAATCAAATGTAATCGCTAAAGAAACAAGAAGAGGAAAAGGTAACTTTATCCTTTGTTCTAGTGATGTTGCATCTGCTCTTTCAATGGCAGGCGTATTAGATTACGCTCCAGCACTTTCAACTTCTTTAAATGTTGATGACACAGGCAATACATTTGCTGGTGTTCTTAACGGAAGAGTTAAAGTATACATTGATCCATATGCTGGGTCAGACTACATGACAGTAGGTTATAGAGGAAGTAACCCTTATGACGCTGGTATGTTCTATTGTCCGTATGTTCCATTACAAATGGTTCGTGCAGTTGGCGAGAACACATTCCAACCGAAAATTGGTTTCAAAACACGATACGGTATGGTTGCAAATCCATTCGTTGGTGCTACTCCTTCAGACGCTTTGTCAAGTACTGCTGGTGCAAACCAATACTACAGAAAGATTGCAGTTTCAAATATCCTGTAAACTTAGTAGTTTCGATTTTTATCGAATTAAAAAGGGTCTTTCGAGACCCTTTTTTTTAGCACACTAAATACTATTGTATCATGATGATACAGTCATAAACACACACACACGGAGGAAAATATGGCAAATCAAGGAAAGAGCGGTTATGAAATAAGAGCCGATTTACTAAGTATGGCGCAATCCATACTAATCGAAAACTTACAAAGGAAGATTGATGCGGTTTACTCGCACAACGATAATCATCCAGATGATAAGAAACCTTTACCAACAAAATCAATCGATGCACAGGAGATAATTTCTGTCGCAAGTGAATTGAATGAGTTTGTAAACGAGAAGTAAACTTTTGGGGACTTCGGTCCCCTTTTCGCATAAATAGTATTATGGGTATAAAAACAGATATAAACAAGTCAATACTAAACAGAAATAACTTTAGACTTTTGATAGATAAAGTTCCTACTGTAGAGTATTATGTTAGAACAGTAAACATACCAGGTGTTCAATTTGGCGAAACTGTTCAATCAGCAGGTGTTGGTCTAGATGCTTTCTTTCCAGGAGATAAGGCATCATTTGATACATTAGAAGTATCATTCATTGTTGACGAAGACTTAGAGAACTTCTCAGAGATATACAATTGGATAGACTCTATAGTTCCTTTGAATGACCCAGCATTATATGGCACATATACTGATACTGCTGTGAATAGAACTAACATACTTGCATCTATCGACAATGATAGAAATCAATACTCAGATATTACATTAGTAATAAACACAAACAAAAATGTACCTAACAGGTACATAAGATTCCATGATGCATTTCCTGTATCATTGGGGTCAATTGAATTAGAATCTGGTGCAGATGCCGAACCGGCAATAGTATCTGTATCGTTTAGATTCTCGTATTACGAAATTAAAACCACCTCGTAATTTTACACCATATGGTGTATAATGGTATATTATGAATTTAGAACAATTGAAAGAACAATGGGTGAAGGATTGTGAGATAGATGATATCGAATTAGATACAGCATCTTTACATGTTCCCAAACTACACGCAAAGTATTCCGACTTATTAACAAGTAAAATCTTACTGTTAAAGAAATACAACCAAGACTACAATCAACTACTTAAGTATAAGTGGATGTGGTTCAATGGAAAACTTGACGATGATAAGATACGAGAACTTGGTTGGCAAACAGACCCATTCGATGGTCTTAAAATAATGAAGAACGATTTCAATTACTTTTTTAACGCTGATGAAGATTTAGTTAAACTTAAGGCAAAGATTGATTACTTAGAAGTGACTGTAGACTTTATAAAAAGATGCATGGATAATATCACTTGGAGACATCAAACTATTAAGAATACAATCGAGTGGCGTAAATTTATGGCGGGTCAATAATGAATCTAAGAGATTATGCAATGATATATCCTAGTTATTTCACTGAACAAGAGTGTGATAGAATAGTTCAATTCGCAGATAGATATCAAGAAGTCACTGGCGGTGTAGGTCAAAAATCAGAAGATTTGGATGCTCCGGATGTGAAAGAACAGGGAACAATCGATGATAGTATCAGACAATCAGATATCAGATGGTTATATCATGAAGAGTTTCCTGAAGATATTGCCAAGAAGATTGAAGATGGCATTAACATGGCATCAGTAGATGCAAATTGGATGCATCAATGGGATTATGTAGAACATCATCAATATACAACATATAGACATAGACCAGAAGCACGAGTACAAGGAGACTTCTATACATGGCATACAGATTCAGGAGATTCAGAACAATCTCATGGTGGTCGTTATAGAAAATTAAGTTCAACAATTCAATTGTCTAGTCCAGATGATTATGAAGGTGGAAACTTTCAATGGATAGAACCAAAGGGTATGTTTGACATGTTAAGAAATAACGAAACTCTCCAGAGTGTACCAGTAGACGATTATATTAAAACAGTACCCTTTAGTGGTAAAGAAAGAGGAACTCTAATTGTATTTCCGTCTTTCGTACATCACCAAGTCACACCAGTTACCAGAGGCACTAGAATATCTTTAGTCAGTTGGTTTCATGGCAATCCCTATGTCTAATCTAGTCACTGTTTCTAAAGTAGATGAATGTTTTCTCAAAGTAAATTGTGATAAAGGTCTAGCAAGAGATTTATACGATTTCTTTTCATTTACTGTACCTGGCGCCAAGTTCATGCCGTCATATAAAAACAAGTGGTGGGATGGTAAAGTAAGACTTTTCTCTCTAAAAACTCAGAAGATATACATAGGTCTACTACCCTACATTGACGAGTTTTGTAGAGAAAGGGGATTTGATTTCGAGGGCATAGAAGATGTCATTGGACACAAACATAAACTCAAAGATTGGAATGTAGAAGACTTAAACTTACCCTTTGCTCCTAGAGATTACCAACTCGAAGCATTTAAAGAGACAGTCAAGTATGGTAGACAACTTCTTTTGTCTCCTACGGCATCTGGCAAGTCTCTAATCATATATATGATAGCCAGATACTATAACATGAAAACAATCATTATAGTACCAACTACATCACTCGTAGAACAAATGTCAAAAGACTTTGAAGAGTATGGATATAAAGAAAGAGTGTGTAAAATATATAGTGGTCAAGAAGTATTTGATGCACCGATTACAGTCACAACATGGCAGAGTTTTGCTAAAGCACCCAAAGAGGTTATGCAATCATTCGATGTAGTTATAGGAGATGAGGCACATTTATTCAAGGCACAAACACTCAAAGGTATCTTAGAGAAGATGAAGACCACTGCAATTAGAGTTGGTCTTACAGGAACATTAGACGGTACAGAAGTCCATAGACTACAACTTGAAGGACTATTTGGTCCTGTTAAGAAAGTAGTATCTTCGGCACAACTTATGGAAGAAGGCACAATTGCAAATTTGAATATTGATTGTGTCATACTCCGTCATACTAAACAGAAGAAAATGTCGTATCAAGATGAGATGGACTACTTAGTATCACATGAGAGTAGAAACGAATTTATATGTAATCTAGTATATTCTCTAAAAGGTAATACTTTAGTGCTATTTCAGTATGTAGAGAAACATGGAGTCTTGCTACATAAAAAAATGTTTGATAGATTAGGAGATAAACTACATTATGTATATGGTGGTACAGATGTAGAAGATAGAGAGAATGTAAGAGAAGTCGTAGAAAAGGCAAGTGATAATGTCATACTGGCGTCATACGGAACATTCTCAACAGGAGTAAACATCAAAAAGATAGATAATGTTGTCTTTGCATCTCCCTCTAAATCAAGAATAAGAAACTTACAGTCTATTGGTCGTGGTCTTCGTAAGGCAGAAGGTAAAACTGAGATGAGGTTATTTGATATTGCAGATGATTTACAATGTGAAAATCATACGCTAAACCATCTTAAGGAAAGGATAAATATATACAATGAGGAGAACTTTTCTTACGAACTAAAACAATTTGACCTTAAATGACAAGACCAACAGATTTAACACCAAGTAGATACGAAGTTATAAGACTTAAAGACAGTACAGAACTTGTCGGTATGACAAAGGATTGTGGTGATTACTTAGAAATAACTTTACCCATGATATGCCAATTATCTCTCATACCAGGAATTGCAAAAACAAATGCAGTTTTCTATCCATACTCACCCTTGAGTTCAGATGAGAGAGTACAATTACCTAAGACTGAGGTTGTTCATAGAAATACTATGAACCCACAATTTATTCCCTATTATGATAATGCATCAGCAAGATGGTTCGATATGATTGAAAATCAAACAGTACCACTTGCAACAGCAGAAGAGAATAAAGTAAGAGATAACCTACAGAGAAAGATGCAAGAGATGATGACTTCATATAGAGAAGACATTGCCTTTGAAGAAGAACTAGAAGATTTCGATGAAGATTTCGATATAGAAAAAACAATTCATTAGGTTTTAAAAAACTATAAATAAGTCGTGTATAACGAGTAGTTATATGCAAATATCATTATTATTAATATTATTAAACTGGAGAAACCATGTCAACAGCAATCAGAATTGCGAAGAGCATGGTGGGACGATTCGAAGACCTGAAAGAAGTGCTACCCAGCATCATAGAAGCAATTGAGTTTACGACACTATTGACTCTTCCCATTTTATTACCTTGGATTATTATATACATGTCGAAAGGCACCGTGTAAGAATGTCAAAAAGAAACATAGAAAAACTTAGGGACACAACAGAGGTGGCAACACTTCTGTTCGTCTTTATTGTATCAATCGTATCACTAGTACCACAATGAGTTATCAACACCAACTTCCACTCGCACTAAATAAAAATAGAGATGCAACTCCTGAAGAAGTTCAGAAGTGGCACGAAGATGATTTCTTTATGAAAGGGGATTTTGATGCTATGAAACTTTTCGTAGTCATACCCGCCGTCATACAGATAGTCGTATTTGGAATGATGTTAGTTATGTTTTATGTCAATAGTATCGTATTTTAGAACAACTCTTAAACTTTTACTAGGATTAGGAAAAGAAGAAGACGAGTTTGCTGTAACCTATCTAAATGTATTGATAATTGCAATATTGGTAGGAAGTATCTTTACTGTTATACCAGGATTGCTTCTTATATGGATCCTGACCCTGGCGACATAGTTATCTTAACATACTATTCCTGATTCCCACAAGGGGGTTTTGAAATTAATTTAAAATTAATTAACTTGAAAAACCACTATCCTTACAACAACTAACCTAGTATAATAAGTACATCATGGCAAAAAACGCAAAACAACAAGAACACTATGTTAATAACAAAGAGTTCACAGCCGCAGTCGCCGAGTTCAATGAATCAGTAAAACTCGCCGAGGCAGAAGGTAAAACACCTCCACAAATGTCTAATTACATAGGAGAGTGCATCTATAAGATTGCTACTCGACTATCTACAAGACCAAATTTCATAAACTACACCTACAGAGATGAAATGATATGTGATGGCATAGAAAATTGCATACAGTATATCAAAAACTTCAATGTAGAAAAATCAAACAATGCTTTTGCTTATATAACGCAAATTTGCTACTACGCTTTCTTAAGAAGGATACAGAAAGAAAAGAAACAAGTTTACATTAAGCAACAAGTCATATCAGACATAACACAAGAAACACTGGATTCCATAGACGGCGATACAACTGGAATGGTCAACACCAATGTAGAGTGGATGCAAGACAACATGAATCATGTTGAGTATCAACCACGAAAAACCAAAAGAGAAAAAACAAAGAAAGAAAAAGGTCTGGATAAATTTACTGAATGAAAATAGCGATTCTTAACGACACACATGCTGGTGTTCGTGGCGATATGTTGGAGATGTCCAAATATCAAGGCAGATTCTATGAGGAAGTATTCTTCCCATACTTAGATGAACACGACATCAAACACATATTACACTTGGGCGATTACTTCGACAGAAGAAAGTTTGTAAACTTCGCCTCTCTAAAAGCAAATAGAGACCATTTTATTAAACCAATGTTAGAGAGAGGAATCTCTATGGATTTGATATTGGGTAATCATGATGTCTACTATAAGAATACAAATGAAGTAAATGCACCAGAGTTATTACTATTCGAAAGTGATTCAATTAATATTATACATCACCCCATTGTAAAAGAATTTGACGGAGTTAATCTCGCACTTGTTCCTTGGATTAATAATGAGAACTATGCCGACAGTATAGACTTTCTACTCAGTGCAAATGCAGATACATGTATGGGTCACTTTGAAATTGAGGGTGCATTGATGATGCCAGGCATGACATGTCAACATGGTCTAGACCACACATATCTAAAACGATTTGATAAAGTTTATAGTGGTCACTTTCATCAAAAGTCTGAAGTTAAGAACATTAAGTATCTAGGTTCTCAAATGGAATTCACATGGTCAGATTATGGAGATAACAAATACTTTCATATCTTTGACACTGAAACAAGAGAGATGATGCCAGTTCATAATCCTTTGACTATGTTTGAGAAAGTATTTTACGATGATAGCAAAGAGACATTTGAGACAATCAGTAATAAAGATTATTCAAAGTACACAGGTAAATTCTGTAAAGTTATCGTAGTCAACAAAGACAATCCATATTGGTTCGATTCGATGGTCGACAAATTACATTCTGCTAATCCTTTGCATGTTGTAGTTGTAGATGACCATAAACATATGGACTTAATGGACGATGATGACATTGAGGGTGTAGAAGACACTCTTACAATATTAGAGAAGTATGTAGACGGTCTAGAAATACAAGGTCAGAAAAAACCACTTCTCGAATTGATGACTTCGTTGTATAATGAAGCACTTGAAGAACATAACTATCTATGATTAATTTTACTAAGATACGATACAAGAATTTGTTATCGTCTGGAAACACATTTACAAACTTTGACCTAGACAGGTCGCAAACAACATTGATTGTTGGAGATAATGGTGCAGGTAAATCTACCTTATTAGATGCATTATGTTTTGTTTTATATGGAAAAGGATTTCGTAATCTAAAAAAAGACCTATTAGTAAACTCTATTAATCAGAAAGACTTATTAGTAGAGATAGAATTTACTGTGGGTAGAAAATCATACAAAGTTATAAGAGGCGCTAAACCAAATAAGTTTGAGTTATATGTCAATGGTACAATGCTTAATCAAGATGCAACAGTTAGAGACTACCAAGAACACTTAGAGAAGAACATTCTAAAGATGTCCTTTCGTTCATTTACTCAAGTTGCAGTATTGGGTTCTGCTAACTTTACTCCTTTTATGCAGTTGAAGTCAGTAGAGAGAAGAAGACTAGTAGAAGACTTACTGGATATCAGTATCTTCTCTACTATGCAAGATATACTTAAGAAGAAAGTCACCCAACACAATATAGATGTCAGAGAAACTAAACACGAAACAGAATTACTAGAAGAAAGAATTAGTGGTCTTAATGAACAGATGAGTCTACTACAAAAGAATCGTGACAAGAAGATTGCGAAGTATGAAAATACAATACAAGAAACTCAGAATAACATAGATTCTGTTATGAAAAGTATTGGTGTAAAACAAGACGAAGTAAAAGATAAACAGAGGTCTATATCAGACAGAGACCCACAAGGCGATAGACTCAAAAGGGCATTAGATGTAGAGAAAAGACTTGAAGATTCTCAGAAGAAGGCACTTAAAGAAATTGAGTTCTATCAAAACAACGATGATTGTCCAGTATGTAAACAAGGATTAAATGAAGACCACAAGACGAAATGCATTAAAGAAAAATCAGATAAGGTTGCAGAGCTCAAGGCGGCAGTTCTTTCAATTGGAGAAACCATTGAAGCATCCAGAAATAGAATGGCGGAAATACAAACCGTCATCGGAGAAATAGAAGAGATTCAAAGAAAGATTGGATTGCATCAAACAGAAGTTTTATCTAATCAGAAGTATGTAGAAAAACTTAATGGTGAAATAAAAGATTTACAAAGTGAGATTAATGCTGACTCTGGTGTAAGTGATAGACTTACAAGTGCTGAAGATGATTTAGATAAACTACACACTAAGAAAGAAAGTCTAACAGATAGACAACATTACTTTGACCTTGCAACCACTCTATTGAGAGACCAAGGTGTAAGACAGAGAATCATCAAACAGTATGTACCAGTAATGAACAAGATGATTAACAAGTATCTCGCAAATTTAGAATTCTATGTTGGATTTGAATTGAATGAATCATTCGAAGAAACAATCAAGTCCAGATTTAGAGATGTATTTAAGTATGATAACTTCTCACAAGGAGAGAAGATGAGAATTGACCTTTCGTTGTTGTTCACATGGAGAGCAGTCGCAAGAATCAAAAACTCAGTAAACACCAACATACTTATACTAGACGAGGTGTTTGATTCTTCTTTAGATTCACAAGGTACAGATGATTTCTTAAAATTACTGAACTCACTGAATGAGAAGACAAATGCATTTATTATCTCCCATAAAGGAGACCAACTATATGATAAGTTTGAAGAAGTGGTTCGATTTGAGAAACACAAGAACTTCAGCCGTATCGCAATTTCATAAATAAAACTATGTATCAATTAATAGAAGAAGCATCACAAGTATTAAGAACTCCACCTCCGGAGTTTGACTTTGAAAACCCACCAGAAGACCCAGCAGAAATTACCAAGAACTTGGCAGAAGCAATGGAAAAGTTTGGTGGTTTAGGTCTATCGGCAAATCAAGTTGGTTTACCATATAGATTATTTGTTATGAGAACTATGCACGAGGGTGATGAAGAGTCTAAAGTTCTTCCTTATTTCAACCCTAAGTTGACTAGAGTATCTCAAGAAACAGATTTAATGAAAGAGGGTTGTCTATCCTTTCCAGATTTATTCTTAATGATTAAAAGGTCTAAGACAATCGAATTTACATATCAAGATGAAACAGGTGAAGAGAAGAGTGCTGTACTAGAGGGCATAGGTGCAAGATGTGTACAACACGAAATTGACCATTTGAATGGTATACTATTTTTACAGAGAGCATCTAGATTAAAACTTGAAAGGGCCCAAAAGGCAAGAGTAAAAGAAAGAAAGAAGAGGTTAGAGTATGAAAGAAGAATTGCACTCGCAAGATACTTCCAAGAAATGCAATCCACCAAAGATGATTCAGAATCTAATGACACCGGAACAGTGTCAACAGATGATAGAGTTTCACAAGAGTCATAGACACTTAACAGCAATTGGTGATGGGTCTGATTACACAGGTATCAGACTTATGCATATTAAGAATAATTTAATAAGAAAATATATGGCCGNAGTCATGGTCAATCTTATNGGCGAAATAAGAAAGATATCAGACCAAGTTGTATTTCCTGAAATGGTGGGTCTTAATGAATGGCCAATAGGTGGTGTTCAAGAACCACATTTAGACACATACTCAAATCAACAGATGAACGCCGGAACACACGAAGAAAAACCTTCTAGAGAATGGACTTGTATTCTTTATCTCAATGATAATTTTAAAGGTGGTAGAACTTATATACCAGACGGAGAAGTATACGAACCAGAAACAGGTTCGGGTCTTTTATTTCAAGGTATCTATATACCACATGGTGTTCAGAAGGTCAGAAGACACCCAAGACATACAGTCTCAATGTGGTTTACCACAGACATCGATAGAACCATGCCTTTATATCCAGTCGATGACCTAAATCTAAACGAAGACACTATTCGAAATACCTAGGGGTTGACAGCGACCCTAACTTTTTGTTACCATACTCCTGAATCAAAAAAGGAGAAGAAATGGGACACCCAACAGAAACACAAATAATGAACAAACTCATAGAGATTGGAGACAATCTTGAGAGCAAGCTCAATCAATTAGAATCTTTAATAGACAGTATAGATTCTAAAGTCAGTTCACTTGAGAGTGATGTAAGTTCTATATCATCAGAGGTAAGTAATATTGAATCTGCTGTAAATGATTTACAAATACATTCGTAAGGTTGACAATGACCTTCACTTTTTGATAGGATACATCCATGACACAAAAACTTAAAAACCAAAAAGACTCTCTCGCAAGATTAATGGCAACAGAAAATCTTACGATTGTACATAAAAAAATACCGACTGCATACTTTGATGTTAAGAATAGGGTACTTGCTTGTCCTACTTTCAAAGATGATATTTCTCCTGAACTATATGACTTGTTCATGGGACACGAAGTTGGTCATGCACTGAATACTCCTTACGAGGGACTTCACTCTACACTAACTGAGAATAGAACTCTTAAGGGTTATCTTAATGTTGTTGAAGATGTAAGAATCGAGAAGGCAATCAAACAAAAGTATCAAGGGTTGAGAACTTCTTTCTTTAAGGCATACAATGAACTTATGGAAAAAAACTTCTTCGGCATCGAGGGCAGAAACTTACAAGAACTTGCATTGATTGATAAAATCAATCTTATTACTAAGTGTGGTTCTAGAGTCAACATCAAACTGAATGACACCGAACAAGAATTCTTAGACATGGCAGAATCATGTAAGACTTGGGAAGAAGTTGTTGAATGTGCAAATTCAATCTACGAATACTCTAAAGAAAATGAAGAGAGAGATGAAGAAGACGAAAAACTTTCTAAGATGCAAATGCCTGAATCAGAAGATGGTGATGAAGAGGACGAGACTGAATCATCTCCAATGAGTGGTGAAGAGTCAGATGATGAACCAGAGAGTGAAGAAGAAGAAGACAAATCAAATGCCGAGGGTGACATAGAAGAAGAGGGCGATAAAGTTGAAGAGACTCTCGTAGAATCTGGCGCCAAGGGTGGCAAGTTCGATGGCAAATATGATGAATTAGATGGCGCTAGAGAGTCAATCACTGAACACTATGCACATAATAATGAAGATGATTTTGTTGACGAAACTGCAAACATCAAAACTAATATTGATTTGAGAACTAGATTCAAAGATACTGATATAGATGCAATGATTTATACCAACAAACAAATTACCTCTGATTGGCAAAATTGGTTTGCTGGTGTTGACCAAGACAAGTTGATTGAAGAAGACGGCAGATATTACACTGAAGAGAGAAAACAAGAAACTATCAACGAGAGAAGTCATACTTTAGTTCTTGGTAAACATTACAGAAAACATCTTCAAAACAAAAACAAAAAGATTGTTGCCCATATGGCAAAAGAGTTTGAGTTAAGACAAAATGCACATAGAAGCGCAAAGGCATATACAGGCACTAGTGGTGACCTTGATATGAATAGACTTGCTAAGTATCAGATTGTAGATGATATTTTCAAAAGAGTCACTTACATTCCAGATGGCAAGAACCATGGTGTCAATGTTTTACTTGACTGGTCTGGTTCTATTCACAACGAAGCTGCTGACATGTTAGAACAATCAATTATACTTTCAGAGTTCTGTAGAAAAGTAAACATTCCTTACAGAGTGTATCTCTTCTCAGATTCTATTGTGAGACAAGATAGATACGACTACTCAAGTGGTAAATCAAAACTTGTAGAAATTATGTCTAACGAAATATCTAATAGAAAATATTCAGAGATGTTAGATTACTTATCTTGTATCCTTGTTGGGTACATGCACAATGAACTTCTAGACTGCTGGGATGGTTCAACAAAAGGCATAAAACTTATTGAAGAATACAATTCAGTATTCAGTTCTATTCAAGAATATGAATCAGGTAGTTCATATTGGGGTGATTCAAGATTCTCAAGATACTGCTGTCCTGATAATTACAGATTGGGTGGCACACCACTTGACGAATGCCTAGTTGCTATGAGAAAATTCTTACCAGAGTTCAATAGACAATATGGTATTGAGAAATCAATTCTAACAATCATCACCGATGGTTTCAGTTTCAGAAGTGAATTCTTTGACGAATCTTCAGAAGAGTCAGAAGACTTCAAGGCTCAGGCAGGCGATGATTACTACTGGTCTGCTCAGAGAGAGAGAAGTTTCATTGACCCATACATCAACAAGAACTTCCTTTACACAACTAATTCAAGATATGGTAGAAACGACTTCGAGAAAACTCAAAACATCTTAGAGTGGTTATCAGAAACTTGTAATGTGACCGTGACTGGTTACTTTGTCTTCACCAAGAAAAGAGACTTTCAACAAATGGGTGAATACATTATACCAAACTTTTGGGAAGAAGTTGATGGGTTGTGGAGAGATATGAGAAAATCAGGTGTAGTAGTTGACACCAAGGGTTATAACAAATTGTTCTTGACCACTGCATCTAATCTCGCTACTACAGGCGATGATGAACTTGGCGAAGAGTTCATTGGTGCAAACAAAAACAGAGTGACTGCCGCTTTCAAAAGAAATCAGAAAGGCAAGTCAACATCAAGATTTTTAACTAACGAATTTATAAAGGAGATTGCATAATGGAAATGATAGGTACTATTAATATTGATAAATTTCAAGACGCCATACAACAGGTCGGTAAAGGACCTTGTGTAGAGTTCAATTGCCCTAGGCAAAAGGCTTGTGGTGAAGAAGAGGTCGAATGTAAGGCATTTAGGTTTTGGGTTAACAACGACTCATACACCACAATGAGAAAAGGTCAGAAGACCTCGATTGCAATTGACATGGAAAGATTACTAAAAGAAATTGAATAGGGTTGACAATGACCCTCACTTTTTGATAGGATAATAACTGATGAGAAATAAAACTACTTTAACGGAGACAAATTATGAGTAAGTGGACATACGACCCAACAGAGTCGATAAACCTGGGAGATAAAAATTTCCACCTGACACCTGACAGGAAAGAATTCATTCAGGCATTAAAGGAGAAATATCCGAATCAATTGCAATTCTCGAAAGAGCAGTTCAATTCATTGGGACATTTTCCATACTGGTTGAAATCAAACAGATACAATTTCAAAGATGGTTCTGTTTTCAATCTAACACCAATCCTTGCGATTGATTCTAACGGCACAACAGTTGCAGTTTCTAAACCAGAACCTCTAACAGTTCCAAAAGTTGCACCTCAAGTTCAACAAATGCCAGTTGCCGCTGCTACTGCTTCAGTCAACATGATTGATGATAATGTAAAAATCATTCCAGAAAAAATGCCAAACTATGTACCGTTTGGTCATGCTAAAGATGTCAAGAACATAATCAAATCTAAAATGTTCTTCCCTTTCTTTGTGACTGGTCTTTCAGGTAATGGTAAAACATTAATGATTGAACAAACTTGTGCTCAATTGAAGAGAGAACTCTTCAGAGTCAATATCACTATTGAGACAGACGAAGACGACCTAATGGGTGGTCACACTTTGCAGAACGGCAACATCATCTTCAGAGAAGGTCCAGTTATCAAGGCAATGAGAAAAGGCGCTGTATTACTTCTTGACGAAGTAGACTTAGGGTCTAACAAAATGATGTGTCTACAATCAGTTCTTGAGGGCAAAGGTTACCTTATCAAGAAAACTGGTGAGTGGGTCACACCGACACCAGGGTTTACTGTTGTCGCTACTGCCAACACCAAGGGCCAAGGGTCTGAAGATGGCAAGTTCATTGGTACTCAAATCATGAATGAGGCGATGCTTGAAAGATTCGCCATCACAATGCAACAAGAATATCCACCAGTGACTACTGAGAGAAATATTCTCAAACAAGAAATGGCTTTGACTGGCGATGTCGATGAAGACTTCGTTAAGAAACTAGTTGATTGGGCTGACATAATCAGAAAAACTTATTATGAAGGCGCCATCGATGATGTGATTACAACAAGAAGACTTGTTCACATTGTCAGTGCTTACAAGATGTTTGGTGACAAACTCAAGGCGATTACAATGTGCATATCTAGATTCGATGAAGAAACTAGAAATGCTGTTCTAGACCTCTACACCAAAGTTGACGATGGTGTTCATTTAGAAAACTCTATTGACGATTCAGAGTCTTCAGAGTATAATGATTAATATGGGTTTATTTACTAAGTCAACTAACAACAAAAGTGGTATTGACTACAAATACAATGAGGGAGAACTTCTAAAGGAGTTCTCTTCTTATGTAGACTCAACATATGACCAACACTACAGTCTGAACAAATATCAGGCAACTGAATTCATTATGGATGCAGGACACGGTGAAGGTTTCTGTATTGGGAATATTTTAAAGTATGCCCAACGATACGGCAAAAAAGGTGGGAAAAATCGTGCCGACCTTTTAAAGGTAATTCATTATGGATTCCTTGCATTGAACAATCACGATAAATTAATGCTTGAAGAATCAGGCTATAAAGGAGACAAGAAATGAAAATTTCAAGTGAAACAAAGGCGATATTAAAAAACTTCGCTACTATTAATTCAGGTATCAAAGTTGATTCAGGTAATCAACTTAAGACGATATCTAACATGAAGAATATTCTGGCAGTCGCAACGATACCAGAAACATTCGACAAGTCATTTAGTATCTACAATCTAGTAGAATTTCTAGGTGCGACAAGTCTAATGGAGAATCCAGACTTCAACTTCAACGAAGCTTCGTTGGCGATTGCAGATGCTGATACATCTCTAACATATTTCTATGCCTCAGAGGGTATGGTCACTTCACCAGAGAAGATGATTACCATGCCAGATGCAGAGATTAGTATTGACTTAACTTCTACACTTCTAACTGAATTGCAAAAGGCAGCTTCAGTATTGGGTGTAAATGATTTAGTTCTTACATCCGATGGTACTAAAATCGAGATGCAAGTGACTGATAAAAAGAACACAACTTCAAATACATTCAGTAGAACTGTAGGCGAAGGCAATGGTGCAACATTCACAATGAACTTCAAGATTGAGAACTTGAAAGTTTTAGATGGCAACTATACAGTTGCAGTATCTTCTAAAGGCATCTCACACTTTAAGAATAAAGATGTAGATTTAGAGTACTTTATTGCTTTAGAACCAGATAGTTCTTACAGCGCTTAACATATATATTATGTGTGAAACAGCGCCAGTCTCCGCTACTTTCATGGGAGTATTAGAATCTCATCATCAATGGTCTAATACACGAACACTCGGAGGGGTTTGTTCTCTTTAATTATGAATACAAATGAATTTTTATATGTAGAAAAGTATCGTCCTACTATCATTGACGATACTATACTACCAAAAGGCGTTAAGAAAACATTCAAAGAATTTGTTTCTAATAACGAAATACCAAATCTGATGCTCTGTGGTTCACAGGGAACAGGCAAAACAACCGTCGCTAAGGCACTCTGTAATGAGTTAGGCGCTGATTTCATTGTTATCAATGGCAGTGACGAAGGCCGCCTTATCGACACTTTGCGAACTAAAATCAAAAACTTTGCATCTACTGTATCTCTTGCCGGTGGTCCTAAAGTTGTCATTCTTGATGAGGCAGATTATATATCTGCTGATTCAGTTCAACCGGCATTGAGAAACTTCATAGAAGAGTTCTCAAGTAATTGTAGATTTATCTTTACATGTAATTACAAGAATAGAATCATTGCACCTCTACATAGTAGATGTACTGTAATTGATTTCTCTATACCTAAGAGTGAAAAACAAAAACTCGCAATGGGTGGTCTTGATAGATTGAAATCTATATGTGACAATGAGGGTATCAAGTATGACGAAAAGGTATTAGTAGAACTTATACTAAAGTTCTTTCCAGATTTCAGACGATGCATCAATGAAGTACAACGATATGGTGCAAGTGGTGTAATCGATAGTGGTCTACTAGCGACATTATCAGAAGAAAAACTTACACCTTTGATTGATATGATTGCAGGTAAAAACTGGACTGCCATGAGAAAATGGGTTGCTCAGAATTCTGATAATGATTTCAATGGTTTATATCGTAAAGTTTTTGATGCACTTGAACAAAGATTAGAACCAAGTTCTATACCTGCAGCTGTTTTGTTCATTGCTGATTATCAATACAAGGCTGCATTTGCAATGGATTCAGAAATTAACTTCACTGCATGTCTCACCGAGATTATGTCAGAGTGTAAGTTCAAGTGATTGAAATACTTATATGGAGTCTAATAGTAATTACATGGGCATCATATGGGATGCATGTTTTAAAAGAATACATACGATTTAATGGAGAATGAAATGAGTAAGATTCAACCAATGATGAAAAGACCAAGTTTATTCAGAAGAACTTTATTCGCTCTTGTGAATGGATGGCGAAGAGTTATGGATGTAAGATACAATCCTTTAAAATATATACCCGACCCAAGTTTACAAACTTACTTTATGTTAGTATTGTTTACTGTATGGTCAGTGTTTTTCGGTTTCTTAGCGGCAAACTATCTAGGGTTCTTTAACTACAATACAGTAGCAAGTATTATTATACATTGTGCTATACTATTACCTTTGGCATTTACCAATGCAATCTTTATTGATGCAGAGAGAGATGGACACAAATGGTTAAAAGAATGGCAAGAAGAGAGAAGTAGATACAAGTTAGTTGTAAATAGACTTAAGAGTAAAAATCTAACAATCTGGAATCCAAACGAAGAAGCATAATGGGAAAGATTAGACAATGGATAGCAAAATGGTTTGATTACCATATAGAAAGGAGTCTACAAAGAAAAGCAAATAAATTATTTCATGAGGGAAGAAATGATGACACAATATAATGAAACAGTAGAACGACAAAGACTATTACTAGAAGCTGAAGAATGGGCTAGTGGTGTTAAATCCATCCATGCACATTCCTTTACTTCAATGTGGTACGACACTAGGGGCAATGACGGCAGTGTAATGGACATTGAATACAACAACGGTGTCGTACAAAGAACAATAAAGTCAAGCGGTGAGATTATTTACTTTGGTGAAGCTCTCACTGGTCAAGCACTACTAGATTCCTACATAAGAAATACTTAAGTGGCAAAACGAAATCCATTCGACTTCGTTAAGTCGGTCTCTTACGACAAAAAAGATATCATGGTTGATGATATCGAAGAGAAAGCATATCAACCTTTCCTAATCAATAAGGCATTATCTTACCACCAAGATGCAGTCTTTCTAGTAAACGAGATGAACACCAGACATTCGACTGAGGGTCGTCTTCAATACTTGTTTTTCATAAATACTCTTAGAAAAAGGCAGAGATTTTCGAAATGGCATAAACCTTACGAAAGTAAGAAATTAGATACAGTGAAGAACGCCTTTGGTGTATCCTCACAAAGAGCCAAAGAATATCTAGAGCTATTAAATGATAAACAGTATCGTGACTTGAAAGACAGTATGAAAATTGGTGGAAAGAATAATGGATGAAAATTTAGAATCAGTAAAAGATTTAGTAGAAATAACATTTCCTGAAAAGGACGACTTCTTAAAGATAAGAGAAACCTTATCTAGAATTGGCGTAGCGTCAAGAAAAGAAAAGGAACTATTTCAGTCATGTCACATACTACACAAAAGGGGCAAGTATTACATTGTCCACTTCAAAGAGTTATTCAAACTCGATGGTAAACAATCAAACTTTGACGAATCAGATGTTGCAAGGCGCAACACCATAATCGATTTATTGAGACAATGGAGTCTTGTCAAGGTACTTGACCCAAAGAGAATTGAAGAACCTAGAGCACCACTTTCTCAGATTAAGGTTATACCTTACAAAGAGAAACAACAGTGGAAACTCACACAAAAGTACTCAATAGGCACTAACATATCATAAATACCTTTGTTATAAATCAATTAATAACAGGAGTATTATATGTTGGAATTTCTTCAATGGATAATTGCTTGGGTACAAGTGTTACCTTGGTTAGTAATGGGTGCATCTTTAGTTGCAGCTCTTACACCTACACCAGTTGATGATGGCATAGTCAAGAAAGCTTACAAAGTACTTGATTGGGTCGCATTAAATGTTGGAAAAGCAAAGGACTAAAAAGTTCTATAAAACCCCCTAGACAAATACACGAAACTTCGATATACTGGAGTCTCATAATTTGATAGGAGTATATTATGGAATACGCAATTGCAATTGTAGTGTTATTTGTTGTAGTTTACGCTTACCTCAATAGAGATAGTGAAACATCAACAACATCAACGCCGACTCCTGCACCGGTTTCAAAACCAAAAGCAGTAAAGAAGGCGCCTGTTGTCGATAAAAACAACAACGGAATTACATCTAAGGCTGAACTTAAGACATTAACTAAAGTTCAACTATTAGAACTTGCTGATAAAAAATCACTGAAAGTTAAAAGAAGTGGTTCTAAGGCAGCTGTAATTAACGAGATACACTCGCAATTAAAGTAAGTCCTTACCAGGACACGAAAGGGACTCATTGAGTCCCTTTTTTTTAGCCCACATGAAAGTCTATTTGTATAAATAACAGTATGGAAGAGATTTTTAATCTAATAGGTGAAGTGGGTGCTCCGATTGCTGGTTCAGTAGTAATGGGGTTCTTTATATTCATAGTTATTAAACAGATACTTGAGGGTGTAGTTGATTCTATTTCCACACTTACAATGTTCTGTAAATCTTTAGAAAATCGAGCAAGAACAATGTCTAACGAGATGATTAAGATAGATTTACTTGTATCAAGTGCTTTGGAGTTGAGACCAGACATAGAGAGAATTGCAAGAGCTGAAAACTTCATAGAAGATGATAAGCTCGATGTCAGGAGAGACTGATGGACATTGCACAATTAATTTCCGATTTCGGATTTCCCATTGTGATGGCAGTAGGACTCGGTTATTTCATATATTACATTTGGTGGTTTGTAGGTGAAAAACTAGAACCCGAAATTGAAAAAATGCACTTTCAATTAATTAAAGTAATAGACCAAACAAGAATGTTAGACCAAGATTTAATACGACTACAACAAAAAGTAGATGTAGTTTTAGAAATGAAAGAGAATGCCAAAAAGGAAGAGGTGAAAAAGAAATGAAATTATTACAAATCATATTCTTAGTTTCAGTATTCTGTATTAGCGAAAGCGTACAGGCTGATATAAAACATAAATTTAAAAACCCTAGTTTCAGTGGAATAGGTACAGCATCACATTACCTAACCGTTGAGAACCAAGAGTTTACAAGAAAAAAAGAAATAGAAGATGCACTTGAATCTGCTAGAAAGGCAGCTGAAAGGGCAGAAGACAATACAACCATGGCCAAATTTATTCGTAATTTAGAATCACGAATTTATGCTCAAATGGCAAAACAGTTGGTTGAGTCTATGTTTTCGAATGACGGTTCAGTTAGATTTGGTTCATTCAGTTTAGAGGGTAATGTTGTCACATATGAAGTGATAACTAACGAAGATGGTTCAGAATTTATACGAATGACAATTGTTGATTCCGATGGAACAGAAACAATTTTAGAAATACCAATCGGAACAGGAAACTTTGGACAAGACTCAGATGGAACTGGTTAAATATTTACTCACCGGCGTAATTTTACTATCTGGATGTGCATCTGTTCCAAAGTGGTCAGACAACCCAGCAGATTGTGCTTATGAGACAGGAAGATTTGATGAAGGTTTCGGTAGAGATGTTGTCACAGGTGTTGCAAAGGCTTGGTCTAGAAATTACATATGTGTAGAAAATGCTACTGTAGTTAATCTTCCTTCACATTTAGAACTACTTAATTTGCCTAGGGCAAAAGATAGACCTACTGTTGCAGTCTATAACTTTATAGACAAAACAGGACAGAGAAAATCAGAAGATAATCTTGCATCATTCTCTACTGCTGTGACACAAGGTGCAACCGAAATGGTTATTGATGCACTTAAAACAGCAGGTAAAGGAACATGGTTCAGAGTTGTTGAAAGAAATGGCATAGACAACTTGGTAAGAGAGAGACAAATTATTCGTTCTGCTAGACAAGACTTTGCTAAACAAAACGGTGAAGAAAAGTTTCAGAATTTACAACCCTTACTGTTCGCAGGTATGATAATAGAAGGTGGTATAATAGGTTATGATTCCAATTTATTAACTGGTGGTCGAGGCGCAAGGACACTAGGAATTGGAGTTAGTAGACAGTATCGTCAAGATGCTGTCACGGTTAGTATGAGAGCTGTTTCAGTTCTAACAGGTGAAGTATTATTGAATGTCCAAACAAGAAAGACTATCCTTTCTTATGGTTCAGGCGGCGATGTATTCCGATTCATTGAAGAAGGAACACAATTGCTAGAGTTCGAGGACGGAGTGGGTAATAATGAGTCAGTGACATATGCGGTACGAACAGCTATCGAGGCTGCCGTACTGGAATTAATCTACCAAGGACATGATAGGGGTTTTTGGAAAATCGAGGAAGGTCATAGACACCCACACAATAGTGATGGTGTAAATGATTTACACTCATTAAAAGGAGAAGAAAATGAATAAAATTTTAAGTATTTTATTACTAATGTCGACACCATTCGTTTTCGCACAAGCAACTGATGATAATGAGATTATGATAACACAAGTTGGTGATACTTTAAAACTATATGTTGACCAAGTTGGTTTTGGTAACAAAGTAGGACTGAACAACTTTTCAAGTGGTTCTGGTTCAAACATGACCATTACTGGTGTGACTTTGGATTTCAACATAGATATGATAGGTAACAAAAACTTGTTATTCGGACCTCTCGTTGCCGATACATCTAATTATACTATATTGATGACTGGTGATTCTAATGCTATTGACTGGAACATAGGTTCTACAGGTAGTTCAGATGATTCAGATATGAATTTCAACATGACAGGTGATTCGAATACATTCGACATAGACCAAGGTGCTGTTGCAAGTGCAGAAAGACTAAATGCAGATTTAGTTCTTATAGGTAGTAGTAATGTTTTTGATATTGATTGGGAAGCAGATGATGTCACATGGAATTTCGATGTGACTGGTTCTAGTTCTAATATCAACACATTGCAGAAAGATGGTTCACAAACACTTAATTTTGATTTTACAGGAGACAGCGCTGATGTTGATATCACTCAGATATCAGGCACATGTGCAGCTTCTGGTGGAGGGTGTGCAACACCTAATGCAAATGTCAATCTTAATGTAAATAGTGACAATGCGATTATTCAGATTACACAAAAAGATTCAAACAGCGATAGTTAGTTTCTTTTTACTATTCGCTGGTGGGTTCAGTTCTGCTGAACCCATTGGCGGTGTAATTGAATCTACAGGTGTCACATCTGTAAAAAGAGAACAGGACAGAATTCTAACAGATGTCGGTACAGACATCAACATGTATGATGAAGCAGAGACTGCCAATGGTCGTATGCTCATACAATTTTTAGATAATGAAAAATTGAGTTTAACAGAAAACTCACTCGTTTACATAGACGAGGCATATTACGACCCCGACCCAAGTTTATCCAAAATGTCAATACGAATGGCAAGAGGCACAGCACGATTCGCCTCGGGTGGTGGTTCAAGAATTAAAAAACAAAATGTAGATGTATCTACTCCTACAGCCAATATCACAATGAGAGGGACAGATTTTACAACCACCATTGATGAGTTGGGAAGGACTATGGTAATCTTACTTCCGGATGAAGAGACAGGTGAATCATCTGGAGAAATACTAGTTTATAATGACGGTGGTGAAACCGTTTTAAATCAACCATATCAGGCAACTACTGTTGCATCGTATGATTCACCACCAACTACAGCAGTCACGGTTCAAGGTATTACGCCGAATCTGATTGACAACATGTTCATCGTAAATCCGCCTTCGGAAATACGACAATCGATGGAAGAATCCTATCAAGATGAAAATTATGATGACCAGGGTTTATTAGATGTAGACTTCTTAGAGTTCAATGAACTTGAGGGAGATGCTTTGGCCGATACGACTGAAGATTTATCATTTTCAGAGTTAGACATAGATTATTTGGATGTGGATTTTTTACAAGACTTATTAGATGTTATAGAAGAATTAGAGAGAACCACGGTATCGTTAGGTTCCAGAAGTGGTTCAAGTACTGAATTAGCTGGGTTTGCACTTAAAGGTGCATCACCAGGTTTCAACAAAGATTCTCAGTTTAATGTTTTTGAACAAGACGGAGACCTAGTTTTCTTTCGTAATGTCCAAGGAGTCATAAATATAATTATAACAAGTGGTGGTTCGGGTATTATAGATGCCGAAGTTCCAGGATACTCAGGTGTCATGACATTTGGAGATGGAGATGGAATTACAATTGTTATACGACAAGATTAAGGAGAAATTTATGAGCATAAATATTGACTTTGCTAAATTAAGACAGTGGCATGAAAACCTAACATGGGAAGTTGCCGACTATTTTGGTTTAGATGAATATGAAATGTTATGGGTGTCATACACCGAGGGATTAATTTTAGGATTATTATTATGGTGGATTTTTTAAAAAAAACATTTATTGTAGGGGCATTTATTTTGATAAGTGGCCTTACTTTTGCTGACGACAATCATGTTCATGTCGAACAAGTATCTAGTGGAGATAACTTAAATTTAAACATAACACAAATAGGTTATGATAACGAAATAAACTTCACTGTAGGACATTCTGGTAATGTATTTAACTTAATTCAAAACGGTAGTGGAAATTACATTGGTTGGGTATCTTATTGGGGTTCAGGTAAAGCATGGGGTGGTGATATTGATGGAACAGATAATACTGAAAACATAGAACAATGGAATGGTGCAACATATGGCCGTCACATATGGGGAAATAATAATGAAGTAGATGTCTATCAGAATGGTTCACATACTCATTGGTTAGATATACATATAGATGATGCTGACCATGATGCACATCAATCTGGAACAGGAAGTCATTACGCACATACATATTACTATGGCACTCAAGACGGTTCTGTTGCTAGCATTATGCAGAAAGATACAGGAAGTCATAACGCACAAATAACACTTACAGGCAGTCAACCAACAACACTTAATTTATTACAACAAGGCGCAACCAATAAGTCTTACAATCTAACTCAAAATTGTATGACTGTTGGAGGGTGTACAGTATCGGTGACTCAAAGTGACTGAATGTCCAGAAGAGTTTTATGAATGTCTCACTGAAGAAGAGTATGACGACATATTAGAACTCTTTGAAGAGAACGATATGGTTATGCCTGAATCTTTAGGTGATGTCGAAGCTGCATCTGATTTTGTTTGGCAAGTTCTCTTCCTCACACCAATAGAACTCATTTACATAGGTTTCACTATGACTGTTCTCGCTACTTACGGACTGTCTATATACTATATCTATAAACGAATACAGAAGAAATTTTCATGAACACAATCGACATGATACCGTATTCTTTTAAAAAAGACTTCATCTTAGTCTGTTCTTTAGGACTAAATATAGGTTTTATTATCGGTTTAATATTATGAACGAAGCGAATCCATTTTCAAAAGAATCACGAGAAAGGACCATCGCAATGGTTAACGAATATCGTAAAAAGAAAAAACAACAATGGTGGTCAAGTTTCTGGTCAACAGTTCTTGCAATTGCACTTATTGGTGTTTGTCTATACATATTCTTTTTTGCGTGGCCTACAATTGAACAGTGATACTCAACAGATATCGGAAGTATCGACTCATCGAGTGGAAGAAAGGTAATCTCGTAGATATCTATGTATAGTTGGAAAACAGTTTTAATAACCATAGTCGCCCTTGTGGGTATAAAGATATGGTCGCCCTATCTAATAGATAATGTTAGATGGTCTTACTTCGATGTTCTACATCAACAAAAAGAAAAAGTGATAGTAGACAACATACTACTGGTCAACATAGATGAAAAGGCAATAGAGAAGTATGGTCAGTATCCTTTCCCTAGAGATGTATATGCAGATACATTATGGGAAACACATCACTCAAACACTCATGTATTCAACATACTCTTTGCAGAGAAAGATAGATTCGGTGGTGATGAACTCTTTGCAGAGGCATTAGAAAACAGACTAACGATATTATCTTCAGCACCCACAATACAAAAAGAATCTGGTAATGCACCATTCGTAAACACCTCAGTATTTGGTGATGGTGATATACAAGACCATGTGTGGAACTTTCCAGGTCTAGTAAGTCCCCGAACCGAATTACAAAACTCAGCATGGGGTATGGGCGTGACAGTTGCCACACCACCTGTGGCGAATACACCAAATTTTGACGGAACAAACAGAGCGGTTCCGCTGGTCATCCAGGCAAATGGTCAATTATACCCAAGTTTAGGATTCGAAGTTCTCAGAGCATACTATGACCAACCCAATTATCAAACTAGGGTAACTGCTGATGCAGGTATTGAATGGGTTAAAATGGGAAGAGACAAACCAATAGAGACCACATCAAGCGCAGACTTGATGATTTCGTATTGGAACGAATTCGAATCTATCTCATTTGCAGACTTGCAAGATTCTGATATAGAAGGAAAGATTCTAGTCTATGGACTAACCGCTGAGGGGTTATCTATTCCAGTTTCAACCCCAATGGGTGTAATGTATCCTCACGAAGTTCAAGCACACCTAATCCAAACCGTTTCGTCAGGAGTTCAAATACATGTATCCGAGACTCTTGAAATGCTCGAGACTTTTCTTCTTCTGTTAGTCCTTCTAGGAATACTGGTATCGGTCTACAAACTTCCCACAGCCTTCTCGGCGATAGTTTCTGTAGGTTTCGTTTTACTTCAGGTGGGGTTAAGTCACTATTTGTGGTTTTACAATCTCGTTCTTTTCGATATCTTCTGGTCATCGTTAAGCTCCGTTGTTGTTTTTGGGCACGCTTCTTTCAACCAATACTATACTACTTACCAACTCAAAGAACAAATTAAGAAGCAGTTCCAAAAGTATTTATCTCCTGACATGATTGAAGAACTACAAAAAGACCCAAGTAAACTTAGACTTGGCGGAGATAGAAGAGAGATGACTTTCATGTTCATGGACATAATAGGATTCACTCCCATAAGCGAACACTATATGCAGAAAGATGATCCAGAGGGTTTAGTAGAACTCATCAATAAATTCTTAGATATGCAAACCAAGATAATACTAAATAATAGTGGAACCATAGATAAGTATATGGGGGATTGCATAATGAGTTTTTGGAATGCACCACTTGATTGTGAAAACCACGCAGACCTTGCCGTAAAATCAGCACTAGAAGTTTTAGATGCTACAAAGGAATTGAATGAAGAACTTGCTCCTCTCAACCTACCTCCTATTAATGTCGGGATTGGCATTAGCACAGGAGAATGTATTGTCGGAAACATGGGTTCAGAACTTAGATTTGACTATTCCGTCATCGGAGATGCAGTCAACTTGGGTGCTAGACTCGAAGGACAAACAAGAAATTATAATGGGGTGGACTTGTTGTTATCGGAAAGAACTTATCAATTATGTCCAGACAGAGCATTCACTAGAGTTGATAGGATTAAAGTCAAAGGAAA